GGGGGAAAGGTAGGGCCCCAGCCGAAGCCAGGGCCCTAGACGTTCTAGCCGGGTGGGCCTTAGGCGGGCGCCGGAGCGAACTCGTCGAAGTAGCGCACCGCGCCCGGGAGGCGGATTTCGACGCCGCCGGTGCGCATGATGCCGGCGACCTCCCAGGCCATGGACGACTTCTGCCAGGGCGGCAGGAACCGGAACGGCATCGGCATATGGAACCGGACCGCCTCGGGGTTGCGCCAGTAGGCCACGCCGCGGGCCACGCCGCCCGCGCCGGCGGTCGCCAGGGAGCGAGAGCCGCGGATCATCAGCTCCTGGCCCGTGGTGGCCGTGTAGGCGTTGTTGGCCCGGATGAAGGCCAGCAGGGTGGTGTCGGAGCCGGCGCTCATCTGCGTCGAGGCCAGATAGAGCATCTGTTGCGTCGGCAGGATCAGCGTGTCGGCCATCTCCACCTCATTGGTGTCGACGTGGATGCCGACCAGCACCTCGTTGATGTCCCGGACGATCTGGGCCGGGGTCTTGGCGGTCCAATACTTCGACGAGGACGCTCCGTCGGCCGCGACGTCAGCGGCGGTCACCGCGGCGTCGTTGAGCAGCCCGGTCCAACCCTTGGTCGTGTCGCCGGTCATGGCGAGGTTGTAGAGGAAGCTCTCAGCGATGCGGCGGGCGCCGGCCGCCTTATCCGCCGGCAGGTTCTGGCCGAGCATCCGCGCGAGGTTGATCTCCTCGAGGTTCCACTCGTAGCCGATCCCCCGCATCGCGAACGAATGCTCGTGCTTGTCGCGGGTGATGTCGGCCAGCGGGATGTCGTTCCCGGCGCCGTTGATCCATTCGGTCTTCCCGACGGAGTCGGACGAATAGAAGGTGGTGGTGCGCGCCCACTCGTTGCCCTCAGTGACGACAGGCACCAGGGATGCGTAGTCGTAGCTGGGGTAGCGGCGGGCATAAACGCCGGCCTCGATGTTCGAGGTCTGCGAGACGACGAAGCCCTGGGCTTGCTGGGCATCGCGGAAGATCTCAGGCATGGCCTGGGGCTCCTTCTAAGGGAATGGGGCGTCTCTCGACGGCCGTTGTCGTGGTGGTGGGTTCAGGCCTTAACGAAGGGCCAGGCGGACCAGATCGCCGTTGCCGCCGCTGGTGTCGAAGGCGGCCCCGGGCACGGGGAAGTGCGTGGTGGTCTTGGTGTAGCGGCTCGTCGCCGGGTTCCAGTAAACCGGATCGGCGGGGGTGACGCTGGCGCCGGCGGTGACCCAGATCACGCCCTGGGTCATCACAGCGACGGTGTCGCCTTCCTCGTAGACGTCCTGCTCGGCGCCCAGGGTGGTGTCGCGGACGCTGATGCCCAGGAATTCGCCGACGGCGGTTTCCGAGGTGGGGGTGACGACGATGTTGAAGCCGTCGCCGGCCGAGAAGTCGGTGGAACCGTCGGCGAGGGTGAAGGCCAGGCCCCCAGCCGAGAACGCCGCCGCGACATCGCCCTGACCGATGGTGATGCCATCGGGGTCTTCGACAATGAAGTTGCCGACGTTCGAGGCGGGCTCGGTGATGGTCAGCTTGTAGGTGCCGACCTTAGCGCCGGCGGACACGGTGATGGCCCCCATGGCGCCGTTGCCGGTGTTGCCCGCGTAGGCCGTGGCGGCGGCCTCAAGGGTCTCCTGGCTGGCCAGGGCGCAGAGCGCGTCGGCCGAACCGCGGATCACCGGCACACCAAAGGCAAGATCGGCGCCTTCGAGGACCCGGCTGATCTTATTGACCAGTTCGGTGTTGGCCACCATGCCCGGCGTACCGACCGCGCTGGCGTCCGAATAGGAAGTCTGAACAGCAGCCATTGCGGCGGCTCCTTCTGTCTATGAGGATGGGGCGTCTCTCGACGCTCCGGGGGGTGTTGAGGCGGCTTAGGCCGCGGCCGGGGTCTGCCAGGCCTTGGACAGGTCGTCGCGGTAGGCGTCGTAGGCCTTCTGCGAGGTCGCCTGATCAGACTTGCCGGACAGGCCATCCCGGATCACGTCGCGAACCGGGTCGCCATGAGCATCCGAGGTCGGGACCAGGGCCTTGAAGGCGCCGGCGATGGCGTCGTCGCTCATGTCCTTGGCCGCATCGCCCAGCTTATGGGTGACAGCGGCGCGGCGGATTTCGGCCTCGGTCTTGCCGGCGCCGTCGAAGGTCTCGCCGACGATCTTCTGGGCGACGCCCAGGACCACGGCGCGCTGATCGGCGAGCTGCTGCAGCTTGGCCGGGGTGACCTCGGCGTCCTTCAGCTTGGCGTTCAGGCCCGCGATCTCGCCGTCCTTGGTGGCGAGTTGGGCGGTGAGTTCGCCGATCTTCGCCTGGTCCTTGGTCTGGGAGTCGGTCAGGCCGGTAATCTGGCCCAGCAGCTTGGTGATGGCGGCCTCAGCCGCGTCGGTGACTTCGACCATGAGGCCGTCCACCAGGATCGTCTTCGTCGCCACGGTCTTATCTCCTTTGGCGTTGCGGTTGTCTCCGAAGCGGAGCTCGGGGCCGCCCCGCGCCTTGGCGCAAAGGGCGATGTGGTTGGCGCGGATGTTGCGCTGGACGGCGTCGTAGGCCTGGCCGTCGGGGGTCTCGCCCGCGTCGAAGACCAGATCGCAGGTGTATCCGACTGACAGCTCGCGGCGGCCGGCCTCGAAGTCTGCGATAGCGCCCGCATCCATCAGGGTCAGGGGGACGCGGACGAACTCGCCGTCACGGGCGACGTCGCCACCAGCCAGCCCAACGGCGTGCTTCTTCCAGTTATCGGCCGTCACCATCTCCGTCGGGTGGTCAACGGTCATGGGGCGGAAGGCCAGCGAGGCCAGGGCGTCGGCGGCGAAGACCTCGGCCTCAGAGCGATAGACCCGGATCACGTCGCGGGGGTCTCGGTCGGTCAGACCAATCTCGCCGGCCCGATAGGTCTGGATGCCGGTTCGCGAGACTTTGGCGTCGGCGACGAGATAGCCGTCACGGGTGCGGCGCGATCCGTCCAGCACCACGGCGTCGGTGAATTGCATGGCGCGGCCTCCTTCGGTCTGGGGAATGCGTCTCGCCCCAGACCTCAGAGGCCGGGCGCTACTGGCGCTGGATGTAGGCGGGGCGCCAGTTGGTGTGGGCTGTCTGTTCGCGGGTCAAAACCCAGGGGTCGAGGCTATCGAGGACGACAGAGCGGCCACTCGGGAGCGTGACCTCAAGCACCGCGTGGGGCTCTCCCCAGGACGTGACGACCTGATAGCTGCGGACCTTGTGAGGGTATCCCGCGTCGATCAGGCGACCGAGCTTCAGGCCCGCAACCTCTTCGCAGTTCCAGATGCCGTCCCGTCCGTCGTTCCAGGGCGTTCCTTGGGGGATTTCGACGTTGGCGGCTCGGTTGATGCTGTTGAGCATCCGAAGGGCTTGGCGGTCGTTCAGGGGCTCGGCAAGGGCCGCGCACGATGCGCCGATGCCGATGTACACAGCCGCCATGATGGCGATGGCGAGGAAGATTTCTTTGAAGGTGAGGTGGCGGTTGTCCATTCGAGGCTCCTGCTGGGCGCAGGGCTTCGAGGGCATCCTTGCGCGAGTTGTGTAACTCGCTTATACCTAAGTTGTGTAACTCACACAAATTGCATTTCATGCCACGCTGATGCATGGCAACGGACATGGAGAAGAAGGACGTGCGGATTCAGCTGGTGATCAGCCCCTCGGAGGTCGAGGCGCTGGACGAATGGCGTGCGAAGCAACGGATCTGGTCGCGGTCAGAGGCTATCCGGCGGCTGATTGCCGATGGGGTTGCCCGGGAAAAGGAAGCGGGCGGCAGCGAGGAGGCCTGACATGCGTCACGTCTATGTCGCCGCCGACGCGAATGGACGGCACAAGATCGGGGTCACGACAAACCCCCGGAAACGATGCGGCGAGCTGTCCCGCGATATCGGCGGGGTCCGCGTCGAGATCATCCACGTCGAGCCGCACGGCCAAGCGTCGTTTGAGGTCGAAAAGCGCGCCCACAACACTCTGGCTTCCCACCACGACGGCGGGGAATGGTTCAACGTCAGCCGAGAAACAGCCCTAGCTGCGGTTGAGTTGGCAAAGCTCGCCCTGCGCAACCCTCCCCCGCCAAGCCTTCCGCCTCCGCAGACTCATCGGCCGCCGACGCATCCGAAGCCCTCGAAGGCGACGGCACGGCCAGTGGGACGCCCGCCGATGCTCACTGATGGAAAGCTGGTCGCGTTGAAGGCCGACGGCGCCTTATGGGACAAGGTGGACGCCTGGGCCGCCCGGCAATCCCCAACGATCACCAGCCGATCAGCCGCCATCCGCGCCATGATCGAGCGGGTGCTGAAAGAGGATGAGGGCCGCTAGGCATCTTCGGGCGAGGGCCAAGCCGCGTCCGGGTCGATCTCGGCCTGGGGAAGACCCGCCAGCAGGTCGCGATGCTCAGCGTGATCCGGGTCTTCAATCACCCGCGTTGGCAGAACGAACGCCCCGATGTGTGGGCCAGCGTCGACGCGACGGGGTTGCAGGGCCGGGCCACGAGCCATGGCGGCCTGCGCTTCTGTCAACAGGATCATCCGCATGATCAGGCTCCACCAATCGCCGTGAGGAAGGTGTTGATGGCGTTGTGGGCCGCCAACATCTGGGCGTCGCTTAGGCCAGCGCCGAAATGAGCCGAGGCGATCCGGCGCGACGAATAGAGACCGGGCGTTCCAAGGGAGATTGTGGCGAGCAGGCCGAAGTGGTCGCTCTCCAGGCCCGTTGAGGCGCGGGCCGGCGTCGCCAGCTTTACGCCATTCTTAAACTGGCCATATTCCGAACCCGTCAGGCGGCTATAACCCGAATTGCCCAGCGCATTGGTGATGGCCACCGTGTCTGACGCGCCCACGGCAGATCGCGTGTTGAGTTGTGCGGTTGCCTGCTGCGGAATGATCCGCTCGTTCAGGTTGCCGAACACCACCCGCGTCGCATCCCCAACGCCCTGGTTTACCCACACGGCGGCGTGGTTGCTGTTTTGGGCATAGTTGCCAGCCGCGGCGACGGGGTTGAAATTGGTGTTGAGGTAGCTTGTGGACCCGTCGCCCGTGAAACCGCGGTCGGTCGTGAAGGTCGGGCTGTTGACCGGAGTGAGATTGAAAGCCCCCGGCGCTTTCCAGTTGATCAGGGCCGCCGCAGAGGCGTGCGCGGCAAGCATGTAGAAAGCGTCCAGGCGCGACCAGACATCGGCGGCGATCAGGGCTGAGACGACCGAGTTGTAGAGCGAGCGGCGCTCCCATGCCGGGGCGCCAGCCTGTTCCATAGCCTCGAGGATCGCCTGGGTTTCGCGCAGATATCCGCCCGACAGCACCGGGACAAGCTGCGGGATCATCACCCGCGGACGCCTTCGATGACCGGCCAGAACTTCTCAGCCGAGGCGGGCGTGTAGGCGGCCAGGGCCTGGATCACAAGGAAGATGGAGGTTCCCGTCACAGGGCGCAGGGTCAGGCCCGTGCCGACCACGGGAACCGCCACGCCGACCGCACCGTCAGCCGCATCGTTCCCGGCGCGATTGATCGTCACGTCCACATAGCCGGCGTAGTAGCGCATGGAATCGACGGTGAGCGCGGTCAGAGCGCCCAGGGCGCCGTTATCGCCTACGCCCAAGGTCGGGCGGCTTTCGAAGAAGTGGAGCCGAAACTGCGCGCTGGTCGTGGTGTTCGTGGACTTGGCCAGGCGGACCCGCTCGACGCGCAGGGACTGGCCAGCAGCCGCGACCGCATTCGCGATCTCGATGACGTTGGCGTCGTTGACCGACGTGTTCGCCCCGACGAGGTCGTTGGACGCATAGACTGCAGTATCGGTCGGCCGGGTCAGCTCGCCGCGCAGGACGGCGATGGAGTCGAGGCTGATCGTCGCCCCGGCCTCCCTCGGCTTTCCATCAGACCCGGTGACGATGGGAAGATCAGACATGGGCGAGCCTCCAGGCATGGCGAAGGGCGCGGCGGCGGCCGGCGCGTGTGTCGGGGATGGTCGGGGCGCCGGTGTCGGCTAGGGCGTGACGATGACGAACTCGCCGCGCGCCATGCAGGTGGCGCAGATCAGCGCCTTCTGACCGCCGCGGGGCTTGCCGTTCATGCTCTCCAGGCCGGTCTTGGCCTCGATCATGGTGTTGCCGGTGCAGCGATGGCACCGGATTAGGAAGGGCGTCTTGGCCGCTGAGGCGCGCATCCTCACCCGGCGCCGCTCCAGGGCGGTGTCAGGGGCTGGCGTGCCGTCTATGACCTTGAACGGGGGCCGCTTCTCCACGGCCTCACTGTAGGCCCGCCCGGCTGAAGGCGGAAGCGTCTCTCTCGCGAAGCTCCGGCAGGGTCAGGGTCACGCCCTTGCGGTCAACGAAGCGGTCGAGCTCGATCTCGCCGGAGCGGAACAGTTTGGCCCGGGTGGCGCCCAGGATGTCGTCTTGCACGTCCTTGGGCTGCTTGCGAAGCCATTCGGGATAGGTCTGGCGGTTGAACTCGGCCACGCCCTCAATCTTGGCGAGGACGGGGGCCGTGACGCTCCGGCATCCGACATGCGCCGGGGGCCGGGGGCCCTTGTCCACCGGGTATCGCTTTCCATCGCGGCTGGCGCAGATCAGGGTGGTCCGGCTGTCCAGGGTCGAGACCCATTCGACCTCTTTGACGATCCCGCCAGCCTGGCGATAGGTCTCCTCGTGCGCGACGGCCGAGGTGTGTGTGATCGCCGTCCTGACCATAGCCTCGGCGCCGCGCCGGCTGATCTCCATGGCGCCGTCTCGATATCGCAGGGCTCGGGTTCCTCGGATGGCCCGGACGATCTGCGACGTGGTCTGGCCTTCGATGACGCCGGTCCTGATCGTCTCCCTGACCCGGCGCGCCGTCCCCTCCTCCGCGCCGCTCAGCCATTCCCGGAGATATCGCCCCTGGAACGGCCGGGCCTGGACCGCGGCCCAGACCATGGTCGGTTGCGGGACCGGGGAGAAGACGCCCCGGCCACCGGCGGCGCCCAGGCGGACCAAGCGGGTGGCGAACAGGGCCTCCTCGTCGGAGAGTTCGGCGAGGTCGCCCTCGAAGCGCCGGCCGATGGTCTGCCAGCCCGTGGCGATCAGGTCGCGGATCCCTTCGAGCAGGACCTCCAGGCGGCTCAGCCCAAGGGTGTCAGGCTCTGACGCCGCGATCCTGGCGACGACATCGCGCTCGACGCGATTGAGCTGCGAGATGACCCGCCTGACCACGAAGTTGCTGTAGCGGCCCAACCCGATGCGATGGCCAACAGCCAGGTCGATGATGGTCTGGCGCGGATCGCTCACTGTTCGGCGAGGCCTTCAGACCAGGCCTCGTTCAGCTCCTCGAACATCTCCGGCCCAAGCTCGATCACGCCGCGATAGGGTTCGACGGTCGCGAGGTCCAGGTCCGCGCCGGAATAGGTGATGGTCACATGAGGCTGGTACTCGGGATAGTCCCAGGTCGCGCCGGCCTTGCGGATGGTCATGTGGCGCCAGGCGAGCGCACTCGAGGCGAACATCAGGACCACGGCGCCCTTGTCGCCCAGGGCTTCGACCATGCGAGGCCCGCCGGCGCTGACCGTGAGGTTGCCCTCCTTCGTCGCGCTCCAGTCCTCCTCGACCTTCATCCAGTCCACCGGCGCCCGGCTATAGGCGACCGTGACGTGCAACTCATCGGCCGGGACCGTGGTGGTGAAGCCCTGCGACTTGGCCCAGGCGATGATCTCTGAGGCGTTCAGGACCTCGCGGCTCACATAGAGCGTGCGTGGTTCGGCATCAGCGATCGCGGCCGCGGCCTGCGGGCCGGCTTCCTCGCCCGGCACCTCGGGGGCATCCTCGCCTTCCGGCTCATTCATCCCGCCCATGCCGCCGCCCTCTTCCTCGATGGCGGTGCGGAAGGCGTCGAAGCTCATGCCCTTGGGCAGAAGTCCGGCCTCGCTCAACCGGGTGAACAGGGCCTCTTGCGGCGCGGCCCCGGCCTGCCAGGCGGCAAGCAGCGCCTTGAACATCTCGATGGGCAGGCCGACCTTGGCGGCGGTGTCTTCCAGGGCCTTTTCGAGGCCGGGATAAACCGCGCCTTCGATCAGGGTGTTTTGCACCGCCTTGGCCAGGGCCGGCAGCGGGACCAGGCCGGAGTCGGCATAGAGTTTGGCCGTCTCGGCGTGCTTGTGCTGGATATCGGCCTCTTCCTTCGGATCAGGCGTCTCCAGGGCGGCGAAGCGGTAATGGACCGAGGCTGGCGTCGATCCCAGTGCCGACGGGACCAGGAAGGCGTCGAGGCGGTCCAGGGCGGGCTTCAGGTCGGTTTCCTGCCGGGCCGCGATCATCTCGTCGTAGTTGTCGTTGTCGCCCTCGCCGGTCGCGTTCAGACCCTTGGCCGACGTGCCCAGCAGGCGGGTCACCGGGATGTCAGCCGCGGCGGCGACGATCTGCAGGAACTTGTCGATCAGGTCCGGCAGGCCGGTGAACGACAGCTCGCGGGTGTCCCACTCTTCAGCCGCGTCGAGGATGCGGGTGTTGAGGATCGACTTGGCGAGGTTGGCCGTGTTGAGCCGGCTGATCAGGCGAGTCTCGTACTCTGCCGAGGACAGGTTCGACGAGAGATTGGGGATCTTGAGGGTGTCGACCTTAGCCTCGTGGATAAGGCTCGCCGTGGCGTTCTGCGCCAGGTCGGCATTGGTCACGGCGTCGCGGACGATCTGATATAGCGGATCACCCCAGAAGGTCTCTTGCGTCTGGACCCCGACCACGCCTTCCGGCAGGGCCTGGCCGATGAAGGGGATGACGCGCGAGGGGTGGACGTTGGCCTGGCGGGTCGATCCGGTCAGCTGATAGCTCACAGGCTGGCCGAACAGAGGCGACAGCGGGTCGCGCTCGATGTCCTCGATCTGGACCTGGTGACGGGTCAGGACATGGATGTAGGACAGCCCGCCCTTGCCGACCTGCCCAGCCGGCTCCGCGGCCTTGCCCGGCAGGCCCAGGACCAGGGCCGCGCCGCCATACAGTCGCGCCCAGAGCAGGGCCTTGCGGACCTTGGCCGACAGGGCGAGGCGCCGCTCCTCGGCTTCGATGGCCTCGATCTGATCGCCTTCAGCCTGCCAGTTTCGCCAGGCCCGGGTCATGTCCCAGGGCGGCAGGTCATGGATCTTTCGGACTAGCCAGGACGACCGATACGCGCTTTCGACCTCGGCGATGTTCACCGGGTTCAGCGTGTAGGTGTCGAAGCTGCGCTTATCCCGAGCCCCGCCGACGCCAGATATGACGTTCGACAGGCCGTCCATAGTCAGACCGCCAGGGCGGCCGGTGCGGCGGAAAGATGGCTGCATCTGCCCTCCGTCAGGCCATGGCGTTGATGTGGTAGATCGTGCCGCTGAGCTTCAGGTCGGTGATGGCCCAGACCAGGGCGTCGAGGCGGTTGGGCGAGTCGTCGCCCTGGTAGCCGCCTGGGGTGGTCATCAGCAGCTCGGCCTCCATGAGCGGGAACTGCTCGCGGTGGCGGATCAGGTCCTGGTCGTACAGGGCGGCCACCGGCTCGGCCCGGACGTGCTTGCCGCGGCTGGCGGTCACCATCACGACGCGGGTCTTGACCCCGGCGCTGCGGAGCGTGCTTTCGACCATGTCACCGCCGAAGTTCTTTTCGGCCACCACGCAATCGGCTTTCCATCGGTCAGCCGCCTTGGCGACTGCGGTGGCCCAGGCCAGAGGGCTTGAGGCGGGACAGGTGGCGTCCTCCAGGACAATCGCCCCGTCGCCATATTCAGCCGCGACCACGATCCCGACGTCGTCACCCCCGCCAGAGGGGTCAACGCCGACCACGACGCGGCCCCATCCGTCCTCGGCCAGCCGGCCCATGTGCCAGGCCCGGTCCAGGCCATCGCGGTTCCAGATCGCCCCCTGGACCGACGGCATGTAGCCGCCAAGCCAGATCCAGATCGCCCGCAGTTTGTCCTTGGCGAAGTCCAGGGCCATCAGCTCGGCCAGGGCCTCGGGGAAAAACGGGTTCTGATCGTGGTTGATCTTGCGGACGATGGCCCGCTTGGGCTTCACCGGGCCGCGGAAGAAAATGTCGATGGGGTCTGTCGCCAGCCTGGGGTTCCAGATCGCCCACAGCTCTGAAATCGGGGTCCGCAGGATGGTCGGGAGCAGGACGTCCATCGAGGCTTGGCGCACCTCTTGCGCCTCCTCCAGGATGGTCAGGCCCGCGCCCTCCAGGGACTTGATGCCCTCCGGCTTGTTCCCCTTCCAGAGGCCGATGAACATGATCTTCTGGCCGCCGCGACCGATGAAGGCGCCATCGACCTCGCGGAAATAGGTGTTGAGCAGGCCGTAGTGCTCAAGCCGGTTCCTCACCAGCTCCAGCGACGACTCCTTCAGGTTCGCCATGATCTCCCGCAGGAAGACCACGCGGAGCTTTGGCGTCGTCACGGCATGGAAGATCGCCGCGTTGACGAACTCCCAGGACTTGGCCGAGCCCCGCCCCCCGAACGCAGCCCGGTAGCGGTATGAGCCCAGCGGCGTCTCGGTCAGGAACCGAAAGGCCGGGATCGGCTCATAGATCATGCCGGGGTCTCGTAATCCTCGTCGCTGGTCTTCGGCGGCGGGCCGGCTTTGGCGGTGACGTACTGGACCGTGACGGTCGACGTGTCGGTGTTCTCGCCCTTATCGACGACCAGCCCGTTGAGCTTGGCGGCGTCCATGAGACTGGCGCGAGCGACCGACAGGAGCGGCGCGGACTTGGAGCCCTCGCCTTTCTCCGCGATCTTGAGCAGGCGCTCGGTGATGCTGGCGACGGTGATTTCGGCGCGGGTCGCGGCTCGCCCGAGGATTTCCTCAACCCGATCTCGCACGCTTTGATTTGCTTTGAGGGTGGCCGCGTTGCCGCGATTGGCCTTGAAGCCAGCCGCGACGTAAGCCGCATCGGCCGTCTCACCCTTCGCCAGCTCCTGGGCGAACCGTTCATGCCTGGCGTTCTTGAGGGCGGGCATGTGTCCCTCCGGTCATAGGATCGCGCCGCGATGTTTGGGCTATGAATGGGGTCCAACCGGTCCCGCAGACCTATGGCGAATGCGGTGACCGGCCGGGGCCTCCGGGCCCTCGCTCTCGGGGCTTAGGAGGCGGACCGCAGCGACGCGGCAGCGGGCCGATTTGGGGGCTATCCCCATGCGAGCGCGTAGGGCGCCCGGGTCTCTATTGGTTGCCAGCGGCTGAGCTTGAGCACATGATCCGGGCATGGATTGGAAACACTGCACCGCCCCTTATGGCGATAGCGCGTTCATGGATGCGGCGATGGTCGCGGTCTCCGCTGCGCTCGAACTCGACGCTCGGGCGAGCGGGCGGGTGAGCGATCGTATCGGCCTGTTCTGTCGGGACGATGACCGCAGCGAGCGCACCCATTACCTGCTGACGCCCGACGCCGCGAAATACGTCGCCTTGATGCCTGGTGAATGGGTCGATGGGCCGGGGCCTGAGGAATATGGATGGACGGGCCTGGTCTCTGATGTGCGGACCGCCGCCCACTTCAGGATCAGGGCGCCTCGGCCCGGCGAATAGCGAGCGATAGCGGGCGCATTTCCAGAGACGTGGCGCTTTTCGCGCCGGGATCGGCCTGCCCCGCTGGGGCCATGTTCTGAGGGCGCATTGCCCGCAGCCGGTCGTCCCTCCACCCCGAAGGGTGGCATTGACCTTGCGTCTGACACACTGGCGCTCCGCATGTCAAGCCTTAGCGGTCTCGCGCTCCCTCGGCTCAACATCTTGTGTGATCGGCTCGAGCTCGTCCTGATCCAGTCGAACCGGGGCTGGACGACCGAACAGGGTCCAGATCAGCGCGACCCGCCCCTCGGGCGTCATCTCCTGGACCGTGGCGATAAACCCGGCGCCGACGCCCGACAGCATCTTGACCCGGTCGCCGGGCTGGTAGCGGTCGTGTTTCTTGTGGGTGACGTCGAACCGGCCTGCGATCTCGGCCTCATGCAGGTCGCGGACCACGTCGCCGCTCATGGCCAGAGGTTCGGCGGCGCCCAAGAAGGCGATCACCCCCTCGATCTTCCGAACGACACTGAACTGAGGCTTGGGGCCCGGCAGATAGGCAAACATGTAGCCCGGCAGCAGCGGTTGGCGCCGGCGCATCCGCCTGCCCTTCGGCGGGGTGTGCCAGACCACCTCGTGCGGGATGAAGGTGTCGACGTTCTTGTCGTTCAACCGCTCCTGGATCCTGGTCTCCAGGCCGGTGATGACGTTGACGACGTACCACGCCAGGTCCTGGCCAGGGCGAACGGTCTCGGCCTTGAACTCGGTCATCGCTGCTGCGCCTCCTCGCGGATCGTGTCGGGCCGAACGGCCGGCTGTCGGTAGGTGTCTCGGGCGTGAAGGGCGGCCCGCATCGCGGCTCTGAACTGCGCCTTGATCCGCCCCGGCGCCCGGGCCCATCCGACCCTGTTGCAGGCCGGCACGGTGTCGATCTCCAGGCGGTCGAAGAAGGCCGCGGCCATGTGTTCGTCGAGGCTCATGCGGCCTGTTCCGACGGCTGGTCTGCGAACTCGGCCAGGACTTCGGCTGGGCACCGGCACCCCTCGCGGCCGGGCTTTGGGCCGTCGTCGTAGGTGTTCCAGTAGCCGTTGCGGCGGAATTCCCGCATCCGGCTGCGCCAGTGGTCGTTCGGGTCCGGCGGCGAGGTGGGGCCTTCGGCGATCAGCTCTGCGGTCGGCTTCGCATCGGCGCCGTAGCCGCCCTCGATCAGCCGAGCGAAGGATTTGGCCTGGCAGACGAAGCTCAGGTCGGCGCGGAAGGTCCGCCCATCGCTCCCGGGGCGCTGGCCTCGCAGGAAGGCGCTGGCCTGAACCGCCGTCATGGCCTCCCGCCATCCATCCAGACCGGCGGCCTTCAGCCTGGCCTTGATCGCCCGTCGCCTGGGTTCGTCGAGGATCTTGGCCCGGGGTAGCCCAGAACGCTTGGCGGTGTCGTTCCAGAGGTCGAAGGCGATCTGGACCTCGTCAGGCTTGGCGAGGGGTTCGCCGGTCAGGTCGAGTTGCTGGTCGGCCCCCTCGGGGGGCTGGGGGGAATCTATTATCCCTGTCCCTGTCCCTGTCTCTTGGACGACATTTCCCTCGGGACATGGCGGGGCTGTCCCTGGGGACATTTCTGCTTGTCCCTCGGGACATTCCGCGTCGTCTCCCGGGACAATCGAAGGGCGCGAGCCCGCCGGCAGGGCCGCCAGGAACGCCTCGAAGGTCGGCATAGGCTCATTCGTTTCGTTTCGTTGGTTGGCCTTTTTGATGCGGGCGCACTCAGTCCGCCAACGCTGCTGGAGCTTGCTCTGCCAAGCGGTCAGGGCCTGCTCTGCGACGATGGGGTGATAGAGCCGGCCGTCGTCGCAGAGGACGAACCCGCGCATGGCGCCGGCCTTGTGCTTGCGGAAGGTCTTCACGTCGCGACCGAGGCCGATCAGCTTGGTCAGCACCGCGTCGTTGTCGGGCAACGACCCCGCCGGGATCTGATGCCAGGACGCGGCCCAGAGCAGGACTGCATACCAGCAGGCCTCCGGCGCCTCTTCGGCGGCCAGGTCGCTGTCGCGGAGCCGGGCCACATGGAGCGGCATAAACGGGAAGTCCTGCAGATCGCAGTCGGGCGGGGTCAGGGGCTTGAGATCGGTCACAGGGCTACTCGCGATCATCTTGAATGAGGTCGAACTCGGGGAGGTATCGCTGGCGGTCGGCGCCGACGGGGCCCTGGCGCTGCTTGGCGCAGATCACCTCCATGACGTTGCGCGTGTCGGCGCAGCGCATCTCCCATTCCGCCTTCTTGGAATGGTCCGCGGGCTCGTTTCGGCTGAGGTAGTAGAACTCGCGGTAGGGGAAGAGGACGGCGTCGGCGTCCTGCTCGATGGAGCCCGACTCCCGGAGGTCAGAGAGTTGGGGCCGCTTGTCGTCGCGGTACTCGACCCCGCGGGAGAGCTGCGAGAGGAGCACGACGCAGGTCTCGGCCTGGCGGGCGATCTGCTTAAGCTCCCGAGTCATCTCGCCCAGGACCGACGCCTCGTTCCGGCCATTGGCGGCGGGCCGGCGCATCAACTGCAGATAGTCGATCACGATGGCGCCGATGGGCCCACGACGACGAAGCGCCCACGCCTTCCGCCTCACGTCATCGACGCTGAGGCCATGGCAGTCGTCGAGGATCAGGTTCGAGGGCACCTGGGCTTGCGCGCTCTCGATAAGCTGCAGGTCCATCGGGGTGACTGAGCCCGCCCCCATCGCTCTGTACTCGACCCCGTCGCCGGCTTCCGCGGTCAGTGCGGAAAGCTCCCGCTCCATCATCTCCTGAGGGCCCATCTCGATACCAAGGAAGGGGAACAGGTATTCCGGGTTGCGCCGCGCCCCACCGTCCGCAATGGCCCTGGCCAGACTGGTCTTCCCCATTCCGGGGCGCCCGCCGATGACGATCATGGCGCCGGGTCGAAGGCCGCCCAGGCGCCGGTCGATGCAGCGAAGGCCGGTCATCCGACCGCGCACCTTCCCGCTGATGGCCAGCTCGCGCATGTGGATGATGGCCTGGCGCGCCACGTCAGGGGCCGCCACCATGCCCGCGTCTTCCGGGGCCGCGGCGTTCTCCAGGTCGTCGAGCCGCTTGCGGATATCGGAGGCGACGTCGAAGGCCGGGCGGGTCCGATCCCTGGTGGCGGCCTGGGCGCCTTCCTGGCAGAGGACGGCTAGATCGCGGCGGATCCAGAGGTCGAAGATCACCCGGGCATAGTCGGCGGCGTATGTCGGAGGCGGAGCGCGGTCAACCAGATCGGCCAGGAACGCGAGCCCCCCGATCTGCTGATAGGCTTCCTGTTCCTGGGATAGCTCATGCAGGCTGATCGCGTCAGCGCGCTGGCCCTTGGCGATGAGGGCCCGGGCCTGGTCAAATAGCCAGCCGACGATCGGTTCGTGGAAATGGATGCCGCGCATATAGCCGACCGCATCCATGGCGGCGGGCTCGTACATCACCATCCCCAGTAGGGCGAACTCGGCCTCGATATTGGCCGGCGGGGCGCGTTCGGCTTGGAGGGTCGCGCTCATGCCGCCTCGCCCTCCCGCTTAGCAGCCAGCGCCTTGGCGCGTTCGATGGCCTCCTCAGCAACCTTGGCGACGATGGGGCCGATGTGCCGGGGTCCATCGGCGACAACAGGCTGATCAAACTTGCCCGCCTCCAGGCCCCACGCATCCCATCCTGGCGCGCTCTCGCGGGCGAACATCTCCAGGTATGGCCCGTCGGAATAGGCCTCGATCCTGGACCGGGCCTGGTCGGGCTTGCGCGAGTGCTCCCGGCGCGCGGCGACGATCAGTTCGCGCACCGACTTGCTTAGGCGTCCTGGATTTCCGCGGCGGCCCAGAAGGCAGAGCTCTGTGTTTTTTCTGGTCGTGTACCCCATGCCAACGTGAAAATCGGCGTCGGTCAGGAACATGGCGCCGGCCGCGCCGGGGTTCAGCTTGGCCCAGAGGAAGCCGATGCTCGAGTATTTGAAGCCCCACGACTCCATGACCCGGAACGCCTGCTGAAGGTGCGGGCCCGTGGTCCAAAGGAACAGGTGGCAGTCTTTCGCCGCGACCTCGCGCACCGGCAGGGCGCAGATGTCGGCCAGCGGCATGGTGGGATAGTGCTGCGAAGGCGCCCGGCGCGTGACGCCCTTTGGTGAGCGCGTGACGTGCCTCCAGGCCGGGTCGGCATAGATCACCCGATAGCGGCCGGCGTTGGGCGTGGCGCGGAGATCCAATGTCATCGGCTCCACCCCTCACCCAAGCCTCGCTGGCGGGCTCTCTCGACAATGAAGCCCTTCAGAAGCTCGATCTCAGCCAGGGCCATGTTCAGGCCTCGCTGGTCGAGGATGGCCTGCATCGCGGCCCGGGCCTTGACGACTTCAAGGTGGAAGACTGTGGCCTCGCGTTCGGCTTGTTCTTGGGGGGCGGGGTTCATGCGGCGGCCCTCCGCTCCGGAAGCGTCATCCAGGTCAGGTTCGCCCGCAGCGTCGCCTCGGCCGGCGGCGGGCTGACGCTGTTGCCGGCCATGCTGGTCTGGGCGGTCTTGGTGACGGCCTCGCCCGCCGCTGTGCGGTCGATGATGTAGTCCGGCGGGAAGCCCTGGGCGTTGAACAGCTCCCGCGGGACCAGCATCCGCATGCCGATGTCAGCGATCTGCCAGACGGTCCCGGCCAGGATCACCAGGCCGAACCGCAGCCGGCCCATGGGTGTGGCGACGGGATCAGCCCACTCGCTCTCGCTCGGCTCGCCGAAGTGGTGGAACAGGAACTCCAGCACCTGCCGTCGGCGGCGGCCCGCATGGGCCTCAACCGCCTCGAGGTGGACGTCCACCAGCCGCTGAGTGCAGCCCTTCCCCACGATCGTCGAGACAGGCGCAACGGGGGAATGGCCGACCATGCCGGTGTTGGCCTGCTCCAGGAAGGCGGCGTTCAGGCCGAAACGGGCCTTGGCCGTCGCCGTGTCCAGGGGCTCGGCTGGGTCGCTGGGGACGCCCGTGGCGTAATACTTGTCGATGCAGCCGGCCACGACGCCCTGATGGCCGCGTCCAGTGACCGTGCGCGCAGGATCGGCGGCGGCGGCGCCGACGTCGCGGGTGTTGGCCTGTTCCAGATAGACGGCCGCAAGTCCCGTCTTGCCCCCATCGCCGTCCGTCATCACCGTCGGGGCGGGATCGTCCAGGCTGCGGCCGCTCACCGTCGAGCCGAACTGCCGGGTGAGATATGCCGCCACCTCATAGTGCCGCGGGGCGCCGGCCATGACGGTGACCAGCGGATCGTCAGGCGAGGCGCCGACGCCGTTCTGGTTCATCTTCTGCAGGCAGACGGCGGCCAGGTCCCCGCCATTGCCGGTCGGCACCACCGTCGGATAGGGCTCGGCGGCGTGCAGGGCCCGCGGCTCTTGGCCTTCGCGTTCGCCGTACCGGGGGACCAGGGTCGGGGCGATCACCGAAAACTCGCCGCGATTGGCCGTCGTCACCGTTTTCAACGGCTCGCGCGGATCGTGGACGCGAGCAGGACTGGTCCCATGGGTGATCGTGGTCAGGTGCGGGCTGGCAAGCGCCAGCTCCCCCCGGTTCGCCCCCGTGACGGTCCGCAGCGGATCATCCAGGTCATGGATGGGCCGCTCGCCGCCGTGGGTGACCGGGACGATGAACGGCGCGGGGCTCTCGATCACGAAACGGCGGATGCCCTTGGCGATGCGGGCCAGGGTCTTGTCGGCCAGGGCCTTCTTGCGGTCGAAGATCGACGGCGTCGGTATCGACCAGTCCAGGATCTCGGCGGCCGCGCGCCAGGGCTTCAGGTCCCGGCCGAACAGGTCGCCCCTGGCCAGGGTCGCCCGGCTGGCGTGGCTGGGCGCCGGCCAGATGATCCGCTCGCCATCATTGCGGGCGATCAGGAACAGGCGCTTGCGCGTTGTCGGCGCCCCATAGTCGGCCGCCGTCAACTCCCGCCACTCGACGCGATAGCCCAGGGCCTCCAGGCGAGACACCCAGCGGCGGAAATCCAGGCCCTTGCGGTCGGGGCACGGCTTGCCGTCCTCCAGCACCGGTCCCCAGTCCTGGAACTCCTCGACATTCTCCAGGTGGATCAGACGCGGGCGGACCTTCTCGGCCCAGATCAGGCCCACATCAGCCAGGCTGCGGATGCCCTTCTCGACCGGCTTGCCGCCGCGGGCCTTGGAGAAATGCGTGCAGTCCGGGCTCATCCACAGCAGGCCGACCCGACGCAGGACCCCGCCGAAGGTGCAGGCCTCCACCGGGTCCACCTCGCGCACGTCGCAGGTGTAGTGCCGCGTCGTCGGGTGATTGGCCTCATGCACCCCGATGGCCGTAGGGTTGTGGTTCACCGCCACGTCCGGATGACGCCCGGTGGCGTTCAGGATGGCGGTTGAGGCGCCTCCGCCGCCCGCGAAAAGGTCGACGATCAGCTCGTCGTGGTGGAGCGCGCTCATGCGGCAATCTCTCTGTTCAGGGCTTCGTTCAGCCGCTCCAGATCCACGTCGAACAGCTCGGCGAAATCTTCGGCGCTCAGGCCCTTGGCGATCTGCTGGCGGGCGCGGGCGAGCAGTTCCGGGGTGATGGGCTTGAGGCGGATGATCTGGACGCCGTTGCCGACGTTCTGCAGCGTGGCGCCCCGGGGGATGGCGCGACCCTTAGGCCTGGCTTCCTGGCGCCTGCGGACCTCTGCGATAGTCTTCGGGGGCGCGACAGGCGCGATGGGGGCGGCTTGGCGCTCTGGGATAGCCTGAGGGCGCGCGCCGGGCGCTGGCGGGGGCTCATGGCGCTCGGCAAGCGCCTTGGTCCTCAGCGCATAGCGGATCGCCGCCTCCGCCTCGGCTTGCGCCCTGGCGAAGGCGACAGGATTGGCGTTACGGGCCGCAGACACGACGGTCGAACGCAGGCCAACCGACTTGCACGCGGACTTCTGCATGACGCCGCATGTCGAAACGATGGCGGCGACGGCCGGCGCCAGTGATCGCCGCGCGGAACCCCAGCCGTTGGAGATGGCCACGACGGGGCAATCGCCGAACGAAGCCGCCGACGCGATGATGGCCCGGGCGTAGAGATCAGCCGAGGGCATCAGGCGACCCTCCGAAGAGAGCGTTCCAGATCCGCCGCGCTGCGCTTTGGCTTGCCGGAATAGAACCGGGCCGCGTGTGCCTGGCAGTAGGGCGTCTCGTCCTTGACCGGGTGACAGCAGTAGAGGGTGTCGGCGCCGTCTCCGCTCACGGGCGCACAGCACTCGCCTAACTGGCGGCTGAACAGCGGCTTGGCGAGGGTGACGTCCTCGACATGGCTTGGCGGCTTGAAGCCCGGGACCGACTTGGCCTCGGCGATGTGGAGCGCGTTGCGGCCGGCGCCCTCGCGCTTCACGGCGGGGGCCTTCAGGCCAATAGCGCCGAAGCTCGGCTTGCGCGGAGGGGCGACCTTCTTTGGGGCCTTGGCCGGGGGCGCGGCCTTCGCGCCTCCGATGGACCCTAAGCCCATGCGATGGACCTTGCCGATCACGGCGTTCCGGCTGTGGCGGCCGGTAAGCTTTTTCGCGATCTGGGAAGCCGAAAGGCCGTCCTTGTGGAGCACCTTCAGGCGCTCGGTGTCTTCGTCGCTCCAGGCCATTAAGCCGCAAGCCTCCCTTTGAGGGTCAATCCGAATTTGGATAGCCAGCGCGTCAGGACCGCTTCGACCTCGTCGAGGGAGCGGCACACGGCATGGCCATGCCCGAGGGCGATGGCGCGCTGGCGAAAATCAATCTGTTCGGGGGAGAGCTGGCCGGCGCCGACCTTGAGCTCGATCCAACCCATCTGGCCCTTCGGAAGAAGGACGCCGAAGTCGGGGACGCCCGGCAGGACGCCCATGGCCTTCAGCTTGCCGGCGGTGCGCGGGTCGCGCTGCTCGCCGTTAGCCGCGTGGAATGCGACGATCTCCGCCGGGAGCGTGGCGCGCATGAAGGACCAGGCCGCCATGTGAAGGGCGGTCTCGGTCGGACGCTTAGGCTCCCGGCGGACAACCATCAGGCCGCCTTCCCGGTCGTCAGGGCCTGCAACTCGAGCAGATAGGCCCTGCCCTGTTCAGGCGTGATCGGCGGGTGGCCATAGATGGCCTCGTACAGCTCAGTTTTGTCCTTGAAGTTGGCGAAGACGGCGCCGGTCGAGTAGCCGGCCGCAGAGGCGATCTCGCGGATCGTGGCGGCCTCATAGCCAGCACGCTCGAACAGGCCCTTGGCGGTGGCGAGGATGGTCCGGCGGGTGCGCGCCTTGGCCTGGGCGCGGAGGGTGACGGGAGGGTTGGCCATCAAGCCGCCTCCTCAGCCGGTTCACGGGCGCCCAGGGCGTCGAGCCCTTCCTTGGCCTTGCGGATCGCCTCGCGTTCCTTGCGGGCGGCTTCAGGCGAGCCGGGCTCGGGCTCCTCCTCGTTCAGGTTCTCAGGCTGGGTGTCGGCCTGGGGTTCGCCGCGGCGCTTGATGATCTCCTGGGCGGCGAGAAAGTCGTCTTGCGTGGCCTTTTGGCCCGCCGCGAAGCCGCGCATGACGGCCTGATGGAAGCGAGGCGGGGTTCCGTCGGGGATCTCCTCCATCGCGCCGTTGCGGCCGCGCATGTAGCCCTCGGCTTCCCAGAAGACCTCGTCGCGGGCCTCTTCCGGGGTGTCGGCGCCGGCCGCGCCGAAGAGGTCGGCCTGAACGCCGAACACCGGCAGGCCCAGGGCTTCCCGATCGCGGGCCCGGCGTTCTTCCTCGGCCATCAGGTCGCGGAGGCGGCTCGTGGCGTCCTCCAGCAGGCCCATCAGATACTTGCGGGAATAGCCCTTGCCGAGGTCGGCCTTGGCCTGGTTGACCCGGGCAGTGAACTCCTCCTGGAGAACCTTGAGCTCGCCCTTCACCTCTTCGATCTGGGGAAGCATCTCCCGCAGCTTCGACATGTGGTGGGTCAGAAGCTGGCGATGCTCCTCGGGACTTTTCGGCGCCTTGTTGTGACCGGCGCCAGCCGCGTCAGTGGTTTCGGCCATCCTGGCCTCCGTCGTCAGTCAGGCGCTCCACCCGGCGCCTGGTCGGGTAAGCGGCTACTGATCGGGGGAGCGGCTGCGCTCACGGCGCGCCAGGCGGGAGAGGAGTTGTTCGGATTGCCGGCGATAGGCGGGCGTGTTCGTCTTCGTCGCGCGGATCTCTTCGACGGCCCGGCACTCGTGGCACATGACCGCTTTGCCGGACTGGAGGGCCTTCATGCGGCGGCCCTCATAGGCGCCACAGACGCAGCGACAGACCCAGGTCGCAGGCGCGCTGGAGTGTTCCTTGTCCAGCAGCCCGATCACCGTCAGGCGGCCAAAGCGCGTGCCCTGCATGTCGGCCAGGGCCTGACGACCTTGAAGCGACAGCGACTGAGGCGGGCGAAGCGCCGGCAGGTCTCGCCAATGCAGGACCGTCGCGGGGATGGTCGGGGTCCACTGATCACCGGACCCGTCGCGAACCGTCGAGGCTTCGCGGTTCAGCGGCGCCGCGGTGGCGATGGCGTCGAAGTCAGTGGTTCTCATGCGAGGCTCCCCGCTTCGGAAGCCGCCGCTCGCCCCACATGCGGAGCCGGAAGCCGTGCTCATGCGCCGAACTCCCGGACTTCTGGAGGCACCAGCCGGAGGCGACCGCCATCCACGCTCCCGCGTGCAAGGCGAGCCGCGCGATGGGCCGCAATCTCGCGGTCCAGCGACGCCATGTGGGCGCGCTGCTGCTCATATTCATGCTCCAGGGCTGCGAGGCGCGAGGCGCCGATGACGGGTTCAATCGTCCGGTCGGCCCAATCCCACCCGAAGGCGCCGACAAGGGCCTCGTAGGTGTCGAGCGACATGCTTCCGAGCATGGCGTTCTGGATGGTCCGGTAGTCCAGACGGTAGGGGGTTTTGTCGCGGATCAGGCGGGACAGCTCTTTCGCCGTCAGACCGCGCTCATCCATCTCCTGCCGAAGATGCGTCGCCGCGCGAGCGCGAAGCGACACAACTTGGGTTCTGCGTTCCATGCGATGCACAACCAACTCCATCAGATTGACCTCTGACGGATGGCGGCCAGCACGGAGACGCGGCGCGGATGGGAGACCGAACCGAGATCGACACTGATGGGATAGCGATAGCTCTGGGCGCGTGGGAGCACGGCCAGAGAGCGGCGGACGAAGCGCGGACGAAGGCTTGGGAGGCCAACGCCGCAAGACGGTTCATGGAAGCGATCGGGATCGAGGGGGCGCAGCAACGACCGCGCCCCCTGCCCCACCATCGGCCGGGCCGGGGGAAAACCGACCGATGACAGCTCATGCGAAATTCCGCCGGGCGCAGGGGACTGGAAACCCCGCGCCCGGCTTTCGTGCGTCCACGCAGACTGGCTATTGTGGACGCACGAGGTCATGCTGGCGCGCTTTCGGCGTCGGCAAACAGGTCGAATTGCGGGGACTTCCGGCGCCGGGTCGAGGCCGCGTTGGCGGCGTGGTGCTTGGCGTCATAGGTCAGGTGACACCGCTGGCACATGGCCCGCAGGTTCGGGCGGTCGCCCGGCTCACCGCAGTTTTCCGGCACATGATCCAGGTGCGCGACGGTCAGAACCACGCGCGATCCGGTCACGGGATGCGGCTTGCCATTCTCAGCCCGGCAGTCCTCGTAGAAACCGGGCGAGCCCTCGCATACCCATCCGGCGGCCTCGCGGACCTCAAGGCTGATCGCCTTCCAGTCCTTCGGATAGCGCGCGCGGTTTTCCGGGCGGATCGGCATGGTCAGGCCGCCTCTTGGTCGGAGGCTTCGCGCTTGAGGGCGGCGGCGGCGGCCAACTCCTCAAGGGTGGCGATGCTCGCCTTCGCCATCGCGGCCCAATACTCAGCCGGAATGCTCCCGCGTTGAGCCCAGGACCGCACGGTGTGCACGCTGACGCCAAGGTGATCCGCGAGGGTGTCGATCCCGGCCGCCCTGATGATTTCTTTGTGGGTTCGCATGCCCGCATGATGCGCAATGCATCACGGTGATGCAAGTGCCATTTGCATTACGGGCGTCGATACCCTCCCCGGCCATGAGTGCAGAGGCTGACAGGTTGCGCCAAGCGCGCGAGGCGAAGGGCTATTCAACCGCGAAGGCGGCTGCGGAGGCCATGGGCGTAGCCGTCCCAACCTACATCCAGCATGAAAACGGGACGCGCGGGCTCCCGGCGAAGCGGGCCGATCGCTACGCTCGGTTCTTCGGCGTCCGGCCGGAATGGCTGCTGTACGGCAAGGCGAACGGCGAGCCCGCCGCGCCAAAGCCTCAAGCGGCCAGGACGGTCCCGCTCATCTCATGGGTTGCCGCCGGCGCCCTCGGCGATCCCTCAACGCAGATCCCCGAGGGGACTGAGACAATCGAGATCAGCGGCCTGCCGGCGGGGGATTATTTCGCCACCCGGGTGCTTGGCGACTCGATGGACCGGTTTTCGCCGCCCGGCTCGCTGATCCTGGTCAATCGTGCCGAGACGGAGCTTAGGCGGGGCCGTCGCTACATCTTCAGCTTGCGCGGCGACACAACTTACAAGCGTTGGGAAACGGACCCCGACCGCCTTGTGCCGGAAAGCACAAACCCGTCACACGAGCCGATATTTCCGAAGTCAGACCGAGACTGGTCGGTAATCGGTCGGGTGCGGATCACGCTCTTTGATGAGCTGTAAGGCCTGGGGAGGGCTGAGAAAATGAAGCTGACGCCGTGGTTTCTCAACTTTGATTTCGGCGGGCGAGCGCGCAGGTCGCACTATTGGGCCAACCTTGGCGCGTGGCTGCTGGTGGCCGCGGTCTTCCTGGCCGTCGCCGCAGCGGTAGCGCCCGACGCGCCCGCAACCCTCGCCCCCGCCGCTGACGCCGTAGCCCCCGCGCCCTCGCCGGCGCCGGCCGCTGAGGAGCCTGCGGCGGATGGAGGGGGCGGCGGGCTAATCGGCTTCGCTCTCTTTATCGCCCTGCTGCTGGCCGCTGTAGACGGCTTTGCGATGGTGTTCCGTCGTGCACACGACACCGGAAAAAGCGGCTGGGTGATGCTGCTGCTGTTTATCCCGCTCGTGAATTTGCTGCCGCTCTACTGGTTGATGATCGAGGATTCGCAAGAGGGCCCGAACAAATACGGCGCGGCGGTAAAGGCGTTTTATCAGCCGCCGGCACCGGCCGTGCCATGACTGACGGTGGCGGCGACCGCCTGGCCGTCATCGAGGGCAATATCCACGCCCAATGGGCCGTGATCCTGCAACTCCTCCGCGCCTTGGAGGGCCGCGCCGCCCTTACCCACGTCGAGACCGACGCCATGATTGAGGGTGTCCTGATGACCCTAGAGAACCGAGGGCCTGACGACGAGGTCAGTCGCGCGGCTCGCCGGGCCGTTGAGCGCCTGGCGAAGCAGTTGCGAGATCGGCCCTGAAGTCCGGTAGGGCCGCAAGGAAGGCGTTCGCCCGCTCATCGAACGTCGCCTCCCGCGCGCCGTAGGCTCCCGGCTGATATCGGCGCGGGCTCCCGCCCCCTCGCCCCCTGCGCTTGAACCGTGACATCTGGACCTCCTGCGGATTGGTGTCAGACGGTTTAGCATCGCATGATGCATTTTGCACTTGCCATCATATGATGCGATCTGCATTATCTCTCCATCGACCTGGAGAGACAGCCATGCAAACCCTCGACGACCACATTGCCCACGTCCGGCGCTTCGAAGACGCCCAACGTGCGAACCGCAAGCCGACCGGCGTGTGCTGGTCTGGGATGCAGGGCCCGGCGCCTGCTCGGTCGGATGCTGAGATCGTGCGGGTCGGGACTGCGGCTTACGAGCGGTCCCAGAAGCTGGCCACCGAGCCGCGGTTCGTCCTGATCGGCCATCTGGCTGCGATCCAGGGCCTGGGCAACGCGGGCTGGTCGGCGGCTGCTGAACGGGTCCGCGAGGCCAACAGCCGGGGATTCCTGGCGGCGGACGGCTCTCCGAACGTCGACGCCATCGCCCGGGCCTTGAAGCTTCTCAACCCCATCCCTGGCATGGCCGCCGTCGCCGCGCGCGAAGTCCTGGCCGACATGCTGATCGTTCAGATGGACGAGGCGGCGTGATGGCGGGCGCGCTCATTTGCGAGTTTGGCTGCATCGACGAGTGCATCGGCGCTTGCAGCGATCCCGACGACCTCGATGACGCCGACCGCGACGAGTACGCGGATTGCGGCCTCATGGCGGACGGCCAATGCACCAAGGTCGGCTCGGAAGAGTGCGACTGGGAATGCGGCGCTCTGCGTGCGGAGGCTTCGTGATGGGCTCCACCGCCGACTATCTCGCCCTCGCCGCCGCCCTTGAAGACCACGACCGGAAGGAGCGGATCGCCAACCTGATCCGCGCGGCGTGGGCGTTCAAGCTGGCTGACCGAGCGATGATCGATCTGACCTCGCTGGCCCTGCGGTGCGGGATGCCTGCGTCCGAGCCCTCGATCCTGGCCTGGGTTCGCCAGCGGGTCGCCACCTACCGGCAGATGACGCGGGGGGCGGCATGACCGAAGACGAAGCGAAGACCAAGGTCTGCCATCGCACCTTGGCGGCCCTCGCGGTCCCCGAAGTCGGCTCGTTTCATCAGTTCGCCAACTGCATCGGCTCGGCCTGCATGGCTTGGCGGGAAACACGAGCTACCGAACTTTACCACAAGATCGACGGGACGCGGATTGGCGCCCGCGAAATCTACATGCGGGGGAACGAGGAAAAGCGCGAGCGCGTCGCGGGTGGCTACTGCGGCCTCGCGGGTCCGGTCCAATGACCCTGGCCCGCATCGCCCTCCTCCTCACCATCGCCGCCGCCCATCCCGGCTGGTGGTCGATCCCCCTCATCGTGGTCGCGGCGGTCCTGCTGCTGTCGGCCTTCATTCCGAAGCTGGAGGCCTGACTATGAGCCGACACCCGACACCCGCCCGCGAAGGCCACTGGTGGGCCAAGCTGCGACTGCACGACAACGCCGACCTCAACTCGGTCAACTGGGAAGTCGTGCAGGTCTTCGACAACAACGGCGAGGGCGAGTTCGCCTTCATGGCGTCCGTGCCTGGGATCGAGGGCGCTCAACCCATCGACGCCTTTGTCTGGGGGCCGCACGTCCCGATGCCTGAGGATCTGCGGTCATGAGCCGCCGCTACACCCACACCCTCAGCCTGAGCATCGGCGGCGACACGCCGACCTGGGAAGGCGAGGCCACCGTCTCGTTCGAGGTGAACCCCGAGGAGCCGGAAGTCGGCCCGACCTACGCGCACGGCGGCCTTCCCCGCGTTCCAGCCGAGGTTGTCGATGTGACCGTCACCCACATTGACGGCGAGCCGGTGATGCAGCGCGACCACGGCCTGCTTGAGGCCCAGACGCTCGAAACGCACGTCGAATGCTCAGACGCGCTGATGGCCGAGCTGTTGGAGGCCGCGAGCGAGATCGAGGCCTGGCGCGCCGACGAAGCCGCCGACTACCGCCGCGAAGCCACGCGGGAGGCGTTCTGATGGACCCCGAAGACGACGAGGATTTCGACATGCTCTGCGGCGACTGCGGCGAAGGCCTCTACGCCGAGGAATCCCACAACGTCGAGTGCTTTGAACGGTTCGCCACAATCCTGTGCGCGGGCTGCTTTGAGGACCGCTGTGAAGAAGAGGAGGCCTGACCCATGGCCAATCTGACAGTCGTTCGCCCAGCCCATGGGCCTGCCGCCGAAACCATCGCCGACAAGATCAAGGCCCTGCAGTCGCAGATGGCCAGCCTGACCGCTCAGCAGTCGGGCGAGCTTCGCGGCGCCATGCTGGAGGCCCAGCGCATCGCCGCCGACGTGGCCAACTGCCCAGCCCACCCGCCTGGGGTCCGCGACCTCGCCCGGCGCCTGAGCGACGACCTCGCGAACACGGCGCAGACCATCGACGCCATCATGGCGAGGGCCGGCTGATGCGCCTCGCCATCGGCTTTGCCGCTTACGCCCTGTTCTTCCTGATCGTCGGCCTGGCTGTCGGCTTCATGTTCGACGTCGGGGCCTGGATCGGCCGGGCGCTCTGAACCCCAACCCCAGAAGGAACACCACCATGAACACCCCCAAGCCCCGCGGTTTCGCCGCCATGTCCGTCGAGAAGCGCACCGAGATCGCCCGCAAAGGCGGTGCCTCCGTCCCGGCCGACAAGCGGTCGTTCGCCCGCAGCTCGAGCCTCGCCATCGAGGCCGGCCGCAAGGGCGGTCTGGTCGGCAAGCGCCCGGCGGCTGCGGTCTGAGCGTCATGGCCCTCCAAATGTCGCCAAAAGCCCAGGGCATAGAGCCGGACCCGCTTCTTCCGAAGGCCGTCGCCGACGAATGGAGCGACCTGCTCGCCGACGTCATCTGGTGGTTCAACGGCTACGCCGCGAACGCCTCCCGCCGCCAGCGCGAGGCCATGCCCGACCTGGGCCGGATCCGCGAGCTACGCACCGACATCGGCCGGATTGCCGAGGGCCAGGAGCCCCTAGCCGTCCATCGCAAAGGAGCGATGTTCTGATGAGCCTCGCCAATCCCATCCCCGATCCCGGCGGCAAGATCAGCGCGCCCGGCGTCTATGACCTGACCATGGCCCGCTATCATGGCGACTGCGCCGCTGGCCCGTCGATCAGCTCAAGCGGCCTGCGGACGATCTGGTCGCAATCGCCGGCCCACTACTTCCTGACCTCGCCCTACAACCCAGAGCCGCCCGAGCCCGAGGAGCGTCCGCACTTCAGCCTGGGCCGCGCGGCTCACCATCTGCTGTTCCTAGGCCGCAAGGGCTTCGACGATGAGTTCGTCACCCGGCCTGAGATATGGTCGGACTGGCGCACCAAGGACGCGAAGGCCTGGCGCGAGGCGGCCCTTGCCGACGGGAAGACCGTCATCACCGCGGGCGAGCTCGAGCAGATCGTCGGCATGGCGAAGACCCTCGGCGCCCATCCGATGGTCAAGGCTGGCATCCTGGACGGGTACGTCGAACGGTCCCTGATCTGGCGCGACCGGGAAACCGGCGTCTGGCTGAAAAGCCGGCCCGACAACGTGGCTGGCGACGGGCTCGATATGTCCGACCTGAAGACTACGACCGACGTCAGCACCGAGGCCATCGCCAGGACCATCGCCAGCTTCAGCTACCACGCCCAAGGCGCCCTGGTCGGGATGGCCTGCCGAGAGCTTCTGCAGCGCGAGATGCAGACCTTCACCCTGGTCTTCGTCGAGACCAAGCCGCCCCATTGCGTGCGCGTCATCACCCTGAAGCCGGACGACATCGTCCGGGGCGAGCGCCAGGTCCGCGCCGCCATCGCGCAATTCGCCCACGCGACCGCGACCGGCAACTGGCCCGGCCCGGGCGGCGACCAGCAGGACGCCGAATATCTCGACCTCCCCGAGTGGAGCCGCCGGCAGATCGACAGCCGCCTTGAGCTGATCGAGGCGACCGCGCCCCAACCCTTCCCCCATGCAGCGGAATAGACCGATGACGCAGAACCTCCCGGCCCCCAAGCCGCAAATCATGGCCGGCGGTCAAGTCGCCGCGCTGATCCCTCAGAGCCTGGACGAGGCCTTCCGGGTCTCGCAAGCCATCGCCGCCTCCGGCCTGGCGCCGAAGGGGATCGACAAGGCCGAACAGATCATGGTCGCGATCATGGCCGGCGCCGAACTCGGCCTCGCCCCGTTCCAGAGCCTGCAGTCCTTCGCCGTGGTCAACGGGCGCCCGACCCTATGGGGGGACGGCCTGATCGCCGTGGTCCGCGCCCGCGGCGTCCGCGTCAAGGAATGGCTTGAGGGCGAGGGCGACGGCATGGTCGCCAACTGCCTCGCCATCCGGCCCGACACCGGCGAGGAGGTCGAGCGCACGTTCAGCGTCGCCGATGCGAAGAAGGCGGGCCTCTGGGGCAAGACCGGCCCCTGGCAGCAGTACCCCAAGCGGATGCTCCAGATGCGCGCCCGCGCCCTGGCCCTGCGGGACGGCTGCGCCGACATGCTCCGCGGCATCCAGGTCCGCGAGGAGGTCGAGGACTATCAGCCGGTCCGCGACGTGACCCCGCGCCCGACCGGCCTCCGCGAACGGCTAGAGGCTCGCCAGGAAGCCGCGCCCGAGGGCTTCACGGCATCCCAGGCCGAGGATCGTTCCCAGGCCCTGGATGAAGCCCTCGACGGCGATCAGATCCCCGCCCACGACGCTGAGACGGGCGAAGTGATCGACGCAGAGGTTGACGACTTCCCGGGCGACCGGCCGGCCGCTCAATCCAGCAGCTTCGACGTCATGTTTTGGGCTGACAACCTGGAGCGCAACCTTCCCGACTACGGCGGCGTCGATGTCCTTCGCGAGGACTGGAACGCCTTTAAGGCCGAGCTACAGGCGGCAAGCCCCGAGCGGTTCAAGGCCCTCAACTACAAGGTCGCGGAGCGGGCCAAGGCCATTGCCGAGGCGGCGGCGTCGGAGGCGCAAGCCTGATGGCCACCTTCACCCCCAACGGCCGGGCGCATCAGATCCTGAACCTTCTGACCGCCGGCCCGGTCTCCCGACATGAGGTCATGATGACCATGGCCGGCACGCTCCGCGAGTCCCGCAAGGTCAGCTACGTCCTCGCCTCGCTCCAGACCGCCGACCTGATCAAGCCGATCCCCCCGATCAAGGGCTACGCCATCACCAAGGAAGGCGAACAGGCCCTGGCGACCCTGGAGATGGGCCGGCCGGTCTATGCCGTCGACGCCCCGCCATGGTCAGGGCCTGCGGTTCCGAACGTGCGGGTGTTTGTGCGGGAGGCTGGTCATGCGTGAGCGGCCCATCCTTTTCAGCGCCCCGATGGTCAATGCCATCCTGGCCGGGCGGAAGACGCAGACGCGGCGCGTGGTGAAGGGCGAAAAGCCCGGCCAGCCGCTGGATTGGCTGAGCGCCGGATTCACGCCGGAGTTCGTCGCCGAGCCCGAAAATGGTCTCTGCCCCTACGGCGTCCCTGGGGACCGGCTCTGGGTGCGGGAGGCATGCTGGCTTTACGGCCGATGGATCGAGCGCGGCGTGACGACGACCGGCCGCCCCAAGCGCTCGCTCGAGCTAATCGGCCGGCAGGCTAGGCACGATAACCCCGGCTATCATCACACGGCGCACTATGGCGGCAATGATGGTTGGTCGTGGCGCCCAGGCATCCACATGCCCCGCTGGGCCTCCCGCATCACGCTGGAGGTCACCGGCGTGCGGGTGGAGCGGCTGAACGACATCGGCGCCGCCGACGCCCTCGCTGAGGGCATGACCTTCCCGGAAGCGATCGAGTGGGGCTGCGACCCCAAGGATGCCTTCTTTGGTCTCTGGGAACACATCAACGGCCCCGGCTCCTGGGGCGCCAATCCGTTCGTTTGGGTCGTCGAGTTCAAGCGGGTGCCGCAATGACCACCCACTATGACCGCCGCGGAGGCGAGTTCCAGTTCGAGTGCGACGGCTGCGATACGCCGCCCTTCGACTACTCCAGCGAGGACTTCAACGAAGCCTGGGGCGCCGCGAAGCGTGAAGGCTGGCGCGCTGAGAAGGTGGGCGACGACTGGCTTCACCTCTGCCCCGATTGCGGGAGGAAGCGCCGGTGAGCGATCCCCACGAATACGACCCCGAGATCGACGAGCGTTGCGACGAAGACGGCGAGTTTGGCTTCACCGAAGAGGACTGCGGGCGCTGGCACAATGGCCGCTTGGGCGTTCAGTGCCGCCTCGCCGGAACCGAGGACTGCGATTGGGAGTGTCCGATTGGGCTTCCGTCGCGAGGCGGGAAGGCCTCCGCAATGACCTGCATCCGCTGCAACGGCGCCCGGACCATCAGCCACCCCAACCCCACCTGGACCCCAGAGACCCCCCGCCAGGCCACAGAGACAACCGGCCCCCATGGTCGGCCCCTGACGCCTTGCAAGGACTGTGACGGGAGCGGAGAGCGATGACTGTCAATCCGCTGATGACCCGCGAGCGCGTGGTGATCCCGCCCCGCAAGCCGCCAACGAAGGCCGAGAAGATCAAGGCCTGGAACGACGCCAACGGGCTCTGCGAACTCTGCGGCAAGCCGGTCCCGCCAGCTGGCGACGGCGTCGAGTACGACCATCGCGAGATGCGCGGGATCACGGGCGACGACAGTGTCGAGAACCTGCGGCCCACGCACACGGCCTGCCATGCCGAGAAGACCGCCAAGCACGACGCGCCCCGGATGGCCAAGACCAAGCGCCAGGAGAAGCTGACGCAGGCCAAGGACAAGTCGAAGCGCAGTCGCCTGAGCCCGCCCGCTGGCGCCCGCTACGACTGGTCGCGAGGCCGATATGTCCGCGACTAGCCCCCTGCAATCCAGGGGCTTCCCGAGAAAGGAACGGGTGTGATGGGGCTACTTGGCCCGCTGCCGGCGCCTGATCTCGCGTTCGATGGCTTCCCGGATGAAGGCGCGAACGTCCTCCTCCGCGCCCCTTACGGCGTCGATGCGGGCCTTGGTTCCTTCCGCGAAGCTGATCAGCAACTTCTCAGGAAACAACATCTTTCGGCCCATATCGGATATCCGTTTGTTGACTGTGAGCGTAAGATAGCGGATATTCGTTTGCAGCGCAATTCGGAGAAATGAGATGAGCGAAGCAGCTGAGAAGAACGGCCAGCCCTGCGCGCGCTGCGGCATGAAGTCCGGCGCCCACTACTGGCCGACCCTGCATCCGAAGGCGTGCCGCGAGTGGATGACCCAGTACGCCCTTGAGCGCGAGCTTGAGGAGGACATGGGCGGCTGGATGTTCGATCCCGACATGGGCGCGCAGGGATGACCCATCCAGCTAGCCCGGCCTCTCCGGGACGAACCCCCTTCCAAGGACAACCATATGACTAAGACAGACAAGACAGTAGAGGCGGTGGAGCGGTTGAAGGAGCGGATCGACTACGCTCGGATGCTGCACCGCGAACACGACCTGTTCTCCATCGCCGACCTTGAAACCCTCCTCTCCGAACTCACCCGCCTACAGGAAGAGGTGAAGGGGCACAGGAGCGTCACGCGCGAGTTGCGGACCCGGCTACTGGGCTTTGTGGGCGCGATGGCGGAGTACACCGACTGCGGCCCCGACGTGGAGGTGATCAAGCGCGCTGACGCTTTGCTGGACCAAGCCGCCACTCTCCAAGGCCAGCAGTCATGAGCCTGTCAGAGAAGGACCGGGCCCTGGTCGAGGCTCTGTCGCGCGACCTCCAAGCCTATGCCGACGGCTGCGTTGAGGCGCGCTATTGGGGTGGCCCGACGATGTACCCGGCGCATCCCATCAACGAGGACCGCGCGCGGCATGACGCCAAGGCCTTGACCGCCCTCCTCGCCGCCGCCCGCGAAGAACCCCGCCCCCCACAGGAAGGGGCGGAGCCGGTGGCGCTTGAGGCGCTGCTGAAAGACCCCAACGCCGTTCACCTCAACATGCTGCGCGGCGGCATCGCAAAGCTGACGCCTGCCCAGATCGGGCACCTGTACCGGGGCGACGAGGCCGAGGAGGTCATCCGCGAGGTCCGGCGACAAAACCCTCCATCCCAAGGAAGGGTCTGAGCATGGCGGGTGAGAAGCTGACAGAGGCGGAAGACGAGTGGGGCGACTGCGATGCGTGCGGCGCTGATCACCCGGTGGGCGTGCTGGAGGGCGGACTTTGCCCTGAATGCTGCGACACCGTGATGGATTTTGCTCGACGCCAAGCCCTCAAGGACACGCCCCATGACTGACATAGCAGGACTGATTGAACGGCTACCGGACGGGATGACTCAGCACGAGTACGAGGTGCTTCGGATCCTGAACGGCGAGGACGTGCCGGGATGGGTTGCAGGCGCAGGGATGTGGGCATGCTGCTCGTGGCTGAAAGGTCGGGGCTACGCGCAAGGCCACTACGAGATCAGCGACAAGGGTCGCGCCCTCCTCCGCACCCTGGAGACCACAAATGGATGACCTGAGAGAGAAGGTGGCGCGAGTCGTCACCAAAGCGGTGTCGGCCGTTTTGGCCGGCGAGTATGCGCCAGCATTTGCGGGGTCGGTTGGCGGCCTTGAAGCCCGTCGCGCCAACAAGGCCGCCGCCATTGAGCAAGCCACAACCGATCTCCTCGACCTCTTCGGCAGCCCTATCGAAGACGACGGGGCCTTGACCTGGGAAACCGCGCCGGCTGGCGTGGATCTCTGGGGCGTATATGGCCCAGACTGCTTTCCGACCGTGTTCGCCTGCCAGATGCACAACTATGAGGCCGGTCGCCGCGCTGTCTGGGGCTATAGCGTTTACAAAGGCGAGCCAGGTTTTCGCACCCTTGGCGTCGGTGCGTCCTGGGCGACCCAACATGACTTGCGCCTGTTCAGGACGCGGGATGAGGCGTTCGACTATATCGCTGCTCTGTTCCCCCCGGCTTCATCATGACAAGGGCTGAATACCGACACCGCCGCGCGATCTGGTCCGCGGCCAATGATGATCGGGCCGGGGACGAGGTGCGGCCGCCTGGCCCGTTCCGCCTCTGGCTTGCCGGGTGGAGCGCATACCTGGGGAGGCGCCTGTGACCAGGGCGGCTTTGATGGGGCAGGCGGACGAACTGCCAACGGTCGCGGGCAAGCTGGCCTATACAGTGGCCGAGACCTGCCGGATCATGAGCATCGGGCGGACGCACCTTTACGACCTGATCAGAAGCGGGGACTTGCCCGTCGTGAAGTTGGGCGGCCGAACCCTAATCGCTCGCGACGACCTGGAGGCCCTGATCAGCCGCCGCCGGCAGCGGGCGGCTTAGCCAGATACTTCGCCCAGGCATCCATGAGCTTGCGGCGCTTGGCGAGCGCGTCACCCCGCCGATAGGCGCGCTCTGTGTCGTCTCCGACCACGTGAGCAAGCGCGGCCTCGATCACCTCACGCTGGAAGTTTGTCGTCTCGCCGGCCCAATCGCGGAAGGTCGATCGGAAGCCGTGAACCGTGGCCACCCCCTGCAGCCCCATATCGTTGAGGACGCCCTGTAGAGCGTTCTCCGACATCATCCCGGTCTTGCTGACGCTATGGCTCGGGAACAGCAGCGCGTCGGCCTTCGGAAGGCCAGACGGGTAGATCCGACGAAGGACGCCCAAGGCCTCAGCCGATAGCGGCACACGATGCTCCCGGCGCTTGCCGCCCTCCCCCTTCATCCGCTCCGCCGGAATCGTCCAGACGGCCTTGGCCTCATCGATCTCGCCGGCCCTTGCCCCGCGCGCCTCGCCATTGCGGACCGCGGTCAGGATTGTGAACTCAAGCGCCGGGGCGGCTGGTCGGTTCTGGGCCCGCAGCCTCGCCATGAAGGCCGGCGCCTGGTCGAACGGCAGGGCGGCGAAGTGCTTGACCTGGCGAGCGGGCTTGGTGAGCAGGTTCTCGAGATGGCCGCGCCACCTCGCCGGGTTCTGCCACGGGTCCGCGATCAGCCCCTTGGCCTTGGCCGCATCCAGCACCCGCTCGATCCGCTGGCGCATCCGGTTTCCCGACTCCGGCCGGCTGACCCAATAGGGCTTGAGCGCGTCCAGCACATCGTCCGTCGCGATATCGGCCGGCGCCAGGGTCGCGAGGGGCCCGACCTTGTCCGTCATCATGGCGACCCATGCCTTTTGGGCCTTCGCGGCGCGGGGGCCAATGGAGGGGCCAATCTCCGCGGCCCACTCGCCAAACGTCTGAGGTCTCGACGCAGCCATCGCGGCCTCGCGCTGGCGTCTCCGCTCCTCGCCTGGGTGGACGCCAGCCGCAACCTGCTTCCGGGCCGCAGCGCGCTTTTCTCGCGCCTCAGCCAGGGTCACGTCAGCCAAGGCGCCCAGGCCCATCTCCGCGCGCTTCTGTCGCCACTGGAAAACGAAAACCCATCGCCTTGACCCCGCTGCGTCAACTCGGAGATAAAGGCCGCCGCCGTCGCCATACCAGCCGGGGTCTTTGGCGGTCCGCACGGCTCGGTCTGTGAGCTTGTTGATCCCCCTGGCCACCTGCGCCCCATCCTAAAGCCCGTCCTAAAAGCGGCCCCGGCTTCGGGCGAACTGTCGCGGACAACGGCGGACAATGAGGCGGCAGAATGGCCCGAGGTCAAGGGCTTGCCGAACATCAGCGACCACAGGCGACCGGATAGGCGGACCCTGCTCGGGGAGCCACCGT